TTGATAACTTGCACGAATGCATTTGTCAAAACATTTACTGTAAGCTCTTCTTTTTTCTCATTATCAAGTGGACCACCTTCACCAGACATACCTGAAAAGTCTAAGGCAGCATGCATGATTTCATGAAACAAAGTATTACCTTTCTCAACTGGCTGTAAATCTTTTTTAATTCTTATTGTCTTAGTAGCTGAATCATACTCACCCATCATAGATTTATCTTTAAAATCTATAAACTTAATATCAACGCTGTCGTAACCAATTTTAATTTTCTTCCGCATTAACTTTGACCTCTCCTACATGTGTACTTATATGACCAACGCTATCTATAAAATTTAGAACCGCTAAAAAATCTGTGAAACGATTAGTTTTCTGATACTTCGTCTTCAATGATTTCAGCTTCGTCTGCTGTAATCTCGACAGTTTTTTTCTCGCCAAGTTCATCTGCTAGCTCCTCAATAGATTTAATTAGATCATCTTTACTCAATGCTGATAAATTCTGTGTTTTGATTTCTTTTCTGTCGATATAGAAACCTGCTGCCTGGCCCAGCCTGAACTCGCTGTTTACTGCTGCTGAAAACTGCCCCTTCTCCTCTGCTTTACGGGACATTGAATCAAGTCTTTTTAAGTGTCTCAAAAAGTCTTTAAAATGCGCAATACCTTTCTCTCGCATTTCTTCGATGTAAGAAACTACATGTGGTGACTTCTCAGGATTAGTTAAAACAGATCCCCACTTCTCGCAGGTAGGCTCGGAATAACCTGCTTGTTTGGCTGCCTCTTTTTTTGTGATGTTTGGATAATTAGCTACATACACCTCAGCAAATGTTCTTTGCTTTGGAGTTAAATGCAAGTGTGTTTTCTTGCTATTAGCTATGGTTAAACCTGTTCTATTCACTTTTGATTCCTAATATAGATTATTATAACTAAATATATAACACAGCAACTAAAAGGTTGCCAGTCCTCTAGTAGTATGAAATTCTGTGTTCTTTCTGGGTAGTATCATGACAATATTATCGTTGATATACAACAATAATAGTCTGTTTTCTGTGTTTCTGGGTACTATTAGGGTAAAAACAATTTAAAGGTGTGTATACTTCAAAGTATCTATATAGGGAAGAAAAAGTTTCACGTGAAACATTAGGAACACCGGAGTGGTGTGGTGGATCCGGTGCTCCAGCCAATACTATAATGATTTTTTATTAATTTGCAAGGGTGCCTCCACGCTAGCTTTGGCACCCTCAAGAAAGGAGTTTTTTCGATTAAGAAAAAAAACTATTAATTCTATACTTTAACTTTTGACATAAGTCTACCGATTTCTAAATCTTTATGATGAATATCTTTCTGTAGACTCTCATTAAGATTTTTTAATCTTTTGACCTCTGCGTACAATGCCTCTTTCTCAGGATCTTTTTTAGGATTAGCTGCAAATTCTTCAGCACTAATTTCCTTCCATTGTGTATCAGCCATCTGTTCTCTCCATTACCATTTTTCTTTGACCATTAGAAATAAATTCAAAACCAAACTCTCTCATACAATCTCGAACCACTGATGATTTATATGTTTTCCAATCATCGAAAATAAATACTGACCCAGGTGCAGATCGTTTAGCAAAAAATACAGCTTCAACTAATACATCTGATGTCTTATGTGGACCATCAAAGTGTACGAGCGCATACTCATTCATGAGATATTGCTTACCTTCATCAAAAAATTCTACACCCCAAAAATACTTATCCATAAAATGTTCATCTGTTGTATTAAACAATGTAAATCTTTTTTCTTCTGCAAAATCTTTTTTTAATTCACTTAACATCTTTTGGTTATAATCCATTGTAACTGCCTCACCTTTATCATAATGCTCATATTTAAGATCTCCATATGGATCAATACCTATGTGAAAATGTGCATTTTTATAAGTGCCTCTCACATAATTCATAATTAATTTTGAACCAAGGCCTTTACGCACGCCTATCTCTGCTGTTAATATGGCTGGTTTTTTTGCAAATCTTTTTGCTATTTTATCTGACCACGCTGATAATAAATCATAATCTCCTGAATCACCTTCTATTGTCATTTAAATATCGCTCCCTTTGTTTTAAATAAGTTATTTGTGGCTGTGTATATTCATACTCTTTCTTAACTTTTAATTTGTAAAATTGATCTTGAATGTACTCGGGCTCGTACGAAGCAAACATGCAAACAAGTTTAAAGTCTTCACTATTTTTTAAGAACCACGACTTAGCAGTCTTCTTTGCTACTACCAGGGTATGTTCAATACCCCTGTAGAAAATATCATCGAAAGCTCTGTAGATGACAGCTTTCCATAATCGTCCTTCGGCATTAACCGGTTGTGACTCGTATTCTGTATGCATCGCTCCTGTTTCTGACAGGAGACAGTTCCTTGGAAGATCGATGATGGTAACTCATTGATGAAGCTGCCTCCTATCATTTGAATTCCGCTGCTGGTCCGTTGTCCGTGGTCTCGTCTTTTTCTGTGACGCATATTGGACAATTGATATAGTTATTTTCATCGGAATACAAGTAAAGAGTTGGCTCACCCACTGGTTTTACCTTAGCAACATAGTGATTGCCATTACAGATACTACAATTACTTTCGTCTGCCACTAATTTAACATTTGGACTCGTAGTGATAGTCGGCTGTACATTTGGTGGTATAATATACGTTTTACTTTCGTCTGCCATTTTTACCACCATTCTTCTCCATATCCTTCATTATTTTAGTCTGATAAGCATCAGGAGTCATACCTCTCTCTTTAGCTCTTCTTACAACTTCTTTATCGATCAGAAGTTCTATGTACTCTGCAGGCTTACGATATTCCTTTAAACATAACGCCTGTAACAAGGTGTGTGATTTCTTTCTCACGGCCACCGATTTCCATTTATTTATATCCATAAGTTATCCCTTCTTTGTTGGTTTTGAATTTAACAATGTCACCCAGTTCCAGACCAACTAGAACAGGTACATTATTTATTTTGCCCACACCTTTTTTACGATCACCTTTTGTAATTCTTACCCACATCTTTTCGTTTTGCTCACCATCGGTAAACCAAACATAAACATAATTATCAGGAAACAATTTCTCTTGAGCTTTGATTGTGAAATACATTTCTTTACCATGTTTAGGGCAACTCCAGGCTATATTATTATCTTCCATTTTTTCCTTTACATAAAATACCATAACAAAGCCACTAGAATTAATAAGCTAAATCTAGGTAAAAAAATCCCTATACATAAACTTATAATTAAAATAGTTTTTAATAATCCAGCAGCTATAATCATGGTGTCAGTTTACTGTTACGTCTTCGTTCTAACTCTGCATTTATAGTTTGATTCGCAGAGTCGTCATCAAAAAAACGATATGTTGCGTCTGTGCCAGTTGGTTCATAAACTAAATTTTTTAATCTACGAACAGCATGTTTCCAACGATAGTCATCTTTATCTAAAGAACTACCATCAGGTTTTATCAAAGGCACATCCTTTAACACGCTACTCACTGCAAGAGAAAATACTTTCCAGTTGCAGTGATATTCTGTTTCGCCTTCAAACCTACTCATTAGTTTTGCCAATCAGGTTTGGTTGCGTTCCAACTTGCGAGTTGATCTTTAACATGCATCAAGAGCTGCTCAAACTTTATTGCTGCTGCCTTTGATGTGTGTTTGTTTCTCAACTCACCATCCACCTTAAACTCCACGGTATCATTTTCTTCATTGATACTAATCGTAAATGATTTTGCATTCCATGGTTTTATTGGTGGTAGTGTTGGGTGTGGGTCAGATCCCACACTTTCCGATTCAGACGGCTCGCCCGCAAAAATTTTTTTGGACTTGTTTAAGCCATCTAGTTGACCTTCCGTATATAACATCTTTAATAGTATTTCTATTTTTTCTGTTATTAGTGTTTTATCCATATGTTACCATCCTTGTTAATATCCCATGAATATATTATATCTCCCACGCAAATCAAGTATTATTTACATTAGATCTAAAAAAGTATAGTGTTAGTTAATGGAGTTCTTTTTATCAGTTGTAATGTGTAGTGGTGCAGCAAATATATGTTTGCCACCTCATACTTTTGACACAAAGTTCCCCTCAGCTTACGAATGTATGGTGACTGGGTATGCCGAATCTGGCAGAAAAATCAAAGAAATAGGCCCTGATGAGGTTAATCAACACGAAATTTACATAAAATTTGACTGCATTAAGGTCATAATTCCGCCAAAAAAGCCTAAGGTTGTGACTTGACAGGAAACGATAAAAATGCATATTATCCACCCATGAAAGCTTATCGGTTTAAATGCTGGGCTTTCAATGTTTACTTTGAACACATTGTAAATGCGGAAAATGATGAAGATGCTCAGCGTTTAATGGCTGAAGAGTTGGATGCAAAGAAAGTAAAATTATCTAGCGGTGGTGACTTCAGAGATCCCAAAAAGTCTTTCTTAACATTTGAGGAGATAGAAAATGAGTCTAACACAAATGATAACAAAGAAATTGGAGATAGAGACGAAGTGGGCGGCACAAGCGTTAAAACAGGGTAATGTAACTCCAGATATGAAGTGGATGGACATTGACATTAAAAATTTAAAAGTAAAAATTAATGAACAATGTGTAACAGACGCTAAAAAAGAACTTAAAGTAGAAGACTAGTCTTCACCGATTATTAAACCTGGAATATCAACTTCCTTATATAATACTTTACCGTTTATTTTCTGCTCAAATAAACCTTCACATATAGAACATGAGAAGTATTTATCTTTTTGTGTATAATTAAAATGCGTGTGTTCTTTACACTTTGTGCAAAAACCTAAATTAAGTGTTTCATTCACTTTTACCATCTGCATCGCCCCAGTTCATACCCGTAGCTATATCTACTTTTGATTTGACTTTCAACTCAGGGATACATAATTCCATGACACCTTTTATCTCATTAACAGCTGGCTCTAATCTTTCGTAAGGTATACTAAAACAAAGTTCGTCATGTATTTGTATTGCAGGATAGTAATTTTTTTTTGCGCAGTCTATCATAGCTTGTTTAACTTGATCTGCGGCAGATCCTTGTATCAATCTATTTAAAGCTTTGTAAGTCATCGCACGTTTAATATTGTTTTTTCCATATTTATTAACTGCGTCTTCAAAATTCGTAGGTTTATGTAAACCAAAAGAACTAGGTTCCCATTGTTCAAATCTACACTTACGACCTTTCAAAGTCCAGATTGCACCGTTTTTGTCTGCAGACTCAGCAGCTCTGTTTGCTAATTGTTTAACAAAAGGAACTTTAGCATTATATTCTCGTAGTATTGTTTCAGCTTGTGATTTATCAATACCTAATTCTCTAGATAATTTATTTTTACCCATACCATAAAATATACCAAGGTTAATTGTTTTGGCCTGAGATCGTGGTATACCAGCCATATCTGCTAC